CCACCAAGATTGTTTGTATGAATTCTAAGACTTCCACCTAAAGGACTTTTAAATTGTACCAGACACTAAATAAAAATCAAGCAAAATATAAGTATTTCCAAGGAAGGTTAATGACCGGAGCAAATGGATATTGTTTTCTGATATCTGTTTGGGCTGTGAGACATATCAAGCGTCTTATATCCAACCTATGAATGAGCCAGTTATAAGACGCGGATATAAAAATTTAAACCCCTGGGGAATAGAAAAACCCCAAAGGTTTAAATTTGATAATTGTTGAAGCAAATAGCTATTCAACAACCGTGACTTTTACAAACTTCTTACTTAATTTCTTTTTTTATTGTACCTTAAGAGAAAATTGAAATAACGTTCGAATTTATACATCCGTCCGGCAAGATTATTTGTATGAATTCTAAGACTTCCACCTAAAGGACTTTTAAATTGTACCAGACACTAAATAAAAATCAAGCAAAATATACAGATTCGCAAGAAAAATTAGCAACCAGATCGAATGGCGTTAGGATAACTACTGCTCCGAATTACGCTGATACGGTCCCTGTTCAAGAAAAAGAGATTGAAGAGTTCTTAACAATGTATCGATGCAATAAGCGTCTTGCTATCCTTAATTTAACATTAAGTAAGATTAAATTTAAAGGATATTGGCGTGCTTCGCATAGTTATATAGCGGATCTATTAAATGTTAGTTCAGACTATGTCCAAGAAACTCTCGATCGTAGTATGTCTCTTGGCATTATTCGTTCGAAGAGGACGTTTAATGGTTCGAGTATATACACCTTTAATTCTGAGTTTACCAAATCTGGTATTGTTGAAAGATTACGCAAATATTTCCCAGGCATGCGTTCTCTATTGAGTTTATTGTCTCTATTATCTTGTTTACCAAATTGTAGTTATGCCAACTCAATACATGCGTATGGTCAAAAAACCCGTACTGGTATTTTAAGTGAATCTTTAAGATCTATTAATTATTCTTACAATATAGAGTCAAGTACCAGGGAGGGGTTTAAAATTGGTAAAATCACAGAAACAGAGTTAACAAAAAAAGAAAAAAACCCTGAAAAGTGTGGAGAGACTTTTAAGACTAAAGTTCATCCTCCAATTAATCTATTTTTACTACAGTTAATTAAGGGCATTGGTAAAATCCCAGAAACAAATTTAAGAAAACAAGAAGAAAACCTCAAAGAGCCAAGAGAAAGAGAAGAGAACTCTAAAAAGAGTGAAGAGACTTTTAAGACTGAGCTTTATTCTTCAAGCAATCCATTTTTACAACAATTAATTAAGGGCAATGTTCTTTCTCTCAATAAAGAGACCCCTGTTGCGCTCCCCCCCTCAGAAAAAGAGCTAGTTGAAATAAGAAAGAAGAGGACACAAATTTTAATTGACAATGCAAAGTGTGAGCGGTTAGATCCCCGATTAAGCCCTAAGAGTAAGTATTTGTTCTTATCGGATTATGGTCGTGCTCTTGCTGTTTTAATGGGTATAAACGAATGGGATGCGGCCTTATTGGCGGGTATTTCTGCGCAAGACATTGAAGAGTTTTTGTTTAGGGTTAGCATAGCCGTGTATGATTCCAAGATAGCATCGAGGCAGAGTGTACGGTTTTTAAAGAAGGAAGAAAAGGACAAAGTGGTGCACACTGATGTTATACGTAATGTGGGTAATTTTGCATGGGGTATGCTCCGCAATAAATTTACTTTGGATTACGGTTTAGCTTCGAATGTACGGTATTATTATGGTCTCAAAAAGGAAGAGGTAGTGACGGCGCAGCAGCAATCGTTATGGATTGGTTCATTGAAGAAGATAATGAATGAGTTAGAAGTAAGTTATAGCGATATAGTTAAAGAGCGCACAAACAGGAAGAAGGTTATCCATCATAAGGTAAACTCCCCCCTCGAGTTGGCCCCCCTCGAGTTGGCCCCCCAGGAGTGGTCCCACCAGGAGTTGGCCCCCCAGGAGTGGTCCCCCCAGTACAACTTTGAGGAAGATGGTTACGAGGAATGCTTTGAAGAAGATCTACACATCAAAGAATCTGCTAAACCACTACCCAAGATCAATACACATAAAGAAACCCAACTATTAAATAATCCCCCGCCCCTCGGGGCCCCATCTTCACCTATTGAAGAATGTAACAAGATAATTAATGATCGTCGCATTGCATTATCGAAGATGCCGCACTTTTTGTACGACATGATGAAAACTAATTGGACTAATGAACTTAAGATTAAGTTTTCGTTTTTACCAGAGGACTTTGACATTTTGGCTTATGCGATATAAGAACTGTTTTTATTGATACGCATATCATTCTATTCGCAGAACCATTATACTTTTCTAAAAGGTTTTTATAGCAGTTTGGTCAATTTCCAAACAACGTTAGAAGGAGACACGTATGAAATATTGTTTGATGGGCAATCCTAAGGCTTTATCTAGGCCACGGTTTACAAATAATCATGTCTATGACTCGCAAAAAGAACACAAACTTATCCTTTCGATAGATTTAGAACGGCAACGTGATGATATGCCTATGTTAACAGGACCACAACATTTGTTTGCTGATTTCTTCATGCCTTTATCTATATATAAATCGGACAAGTTGGAGGGGACATATGTGGAGTCGCGTCCAGATTTGGATAATTTGTTAAAACTTCTCTGTGATGTATGTAATGGGGTACTATATGCGGACGATCAGAGGGTGGTGAAGATAACAGCTGCTAAGCGTTATTCACGTAAGCCAAGAACTGAGTTTTACTTTGAGGATGCTATATGAAAAAAAAAGAAACACAAATTAAACCAAAACACTCTACAATTGAACAGTCTGATCAGTCAAAAGAGATTCGCACAAGTAAAAGAGGTCTAGTAAGGCCTTTACTTGAACAATATTACTCTGTGATATCAGGAAAAAAAGAACTATTAGACACACGCAAATTGGACTCGTTATGTGAATATTTTCTCAAATGTGCACAAAACTGTGAGAGTACTAAGCATGTATCTTATTATCTAAAATCACCTGATGCGCCTTTTAAAGTTGAGGTGAGAACACTCGAAAATTGGTTACACAAATACCCTAATTTAAAAGATGCCTATAATGAATTGATGGAAGCAATAGGGGATAAGTTAAGGGAAGATGTTTTAAAGAGTAAAATACCTCATACACTTATTCACAAGGATCTTAATCTCTATTGCGATAGATATAAGAAACTATTTGAATGGGAACATGGTATTAAGAATAAACCCGAAGACAATTCTAAGAGCTATGTAGTTGTGATGGAGCAAACTAAGGATTGTCCTAATGTGCCAAAATTGGAGCCTGATGAATCTGACGACTGAAACCCAGGTACGATTAGATAAATATAAACCGCGGGACTATCAGTTACCTCTCCTTGATGCTGTATTAAATAAAGGGTATAGAAAAGTACTAGCCCTATGGTGTCGTCGTTCAGGTAAAGATTTAACAGCTTGGAATTTGATCATACGTAAAGCAGTCATGGAGATAGGTAACTATTTCTATTGCCTGCCGACCTATAGACAATGTCGTTTGGTAATTTTTGACAGTATTACCATAGATGGCAACAAATTTATCGACTATATTCCAAAAGAACTTATTAAGGCTATTAATATACAAGAGATGAAGATCTCACTTATAAATGGTTCCATTATTCAGCTAATGGGCTCAGATACGTACGATACTTCTCTCATTGGTACAAACCCACGCATGATAGTATTTTCAGAATGGTCTCTTTCAGATGAACGCGCATATCAGTTTGTGCGGCCTATCATGAATGCAAATAATGGTATAGTTGTATTCTTGAGTACACCGAGAGGGTATAATCATTTCTATACTCTCTATCAGATAGCAAGTCACTCTAAAGACTGGTTTTGTTACAAGCTTACGGTTGAAGATTGTGGGCATATTTCACTTGCTGATATTAGAAAAGAGATAGAATCATGCGAAGTTAGTGAAGATCTTGCACGCCAGGAATACTGGTGTGACTTTTCTGCTGGTGTTGAAGGTAGTTATTATGCAAAATATATTGATCGCATGCGTCTTAAGGGACAGATTACTAATGTACCTTGGGAACCAGGTTTCGCTGTTCATACTGCTTGGGATATTGGGGTCCGTGATTCAACAACTATCATATGGTTCCAATGTATAGGGCAAACAGTCCGAATAATTGATTGCTATGAAAAGAACAAAGAAGGTCTCGAGCATTACGTCAATGTAATCAAATCTAAGCCGTATACTATGGGTCGTCATATAGCGCCACATGACATAGCTGTCAAAGAATGGGGTTCAGGACAAACTAGAATATCTAAGGCAAGAGAACTAGGAATCAAATTCACTTTATCGAATAACGTAAGCCTTATGGATGGTATAGAGTCGTGCCGTTCTGTTTTCGGCAAAATATGGATTGATGAAAAAGTCTGTGCACCATTGATCAAGGCACTGGAGAATTATAGACAGGAATGGGATAGTAAACGAAAAGTCTATCATGACCGTCCGTTACATAATAGTGATAGCCATTTTGCTGATGCTTTTAGGTATCTGTGCGTTTCGTTACCAAAAATGCGTGATGGTTTATCAGCGGAAGAATTAGATAAAAGATATAAAGAAGCTATGATGCTTAATGATACAGCTAGACCATTTAAGAAAGAACCATGGTGATGGAAGATACTACTAAATTATGGCTGCTTTTGATTTTCTATATTTTTGTGTTTTCTTTGAAAGATGTTCTTAATACATACAATGAAGGGTTAAAAAAACATGAATATATTATCAGTAATAGAAGCAATCCTTAGTTTCATCTTCTTAATCATAGGAATTTTGAGTCTACTCTGCATAATTACTCTTATATATATGATCAACAATCAATAAATCATTGCGTTGAAATACCTTCTGGACTTAAGCTAATGAAGTAACGAAAAACGCTCAATTGAAAAAGGGGCAGTAGTGATATTTCAAGAGCTTGATACTAAATATGTAGATTCAGGTGATCGCAATATACTTGAGTATATGAATCATTTGTACATGCAATCAATTACGATAAATCTAACCTATGCCTCTGAGGCTGATTTAGATCATAAATTTTACAGTGGCGACCAATCAGCCTTTAATTCATATTGGGCTGGTGTTCCAGGTCCTATGCGCAAAACCTTTATATTTAACAAGATACGTAAACAAATCGATCTTGTTTCAGGTAATCAGCGAAAAAACCGCAAACAAACTGTATGTGTTCCTGTAGAGAATGCGGACCAGAAGACAGCAGATCAGTTTTCAAAGATTTTTGACTATGTACATAATAGAGAATATGTCCTCGAAACCATATCAGATACCTTTAAGGAGGCTCTCATTTCTGGCATGTCTCTTTTGCAGCTCTGGTTAGATTTTAGAAATGATCCTATATCAGGTGATATTAAAGTAGCTAAAACTGATTACAATTCATTTATAATCGACCCATTCTTTCGAAACGCTGATCTTTCTGACTGCCATTTTATATGGAAACGTTCTTATCTAACCAAGAGAGATATATTAAGTCTCATGCCTACAGCATCAGATATTATTAAAAACCTCCAAAATGACACCATGCGCGACGGAAAGTTTCAGTACCAACCAGAATCCCTCGGTTATAACATGAGCAACCTGATTGCGTATGATGAGTTCTACTATAGAGATTATAGAGAGCAACTTATTCTTGTAGATAGACAAACTGGTGAAGTACAAGAGTGGCGTGGCCAAGATGATGATCGCCTAAATCTATTTTTACAGACTTACCCTCAAATCACTATGAAGAAAACAGAGGTTCCTACGGTTAAGCTAGCTATAGTTGCTGGAGGACAAGTTCTATTTAATTCCTACAATCCAATGGGTATAGATAATTACCCTTTTATACCTGTAACTGCCTATTATAATCCACAAATTCCCTATTATAATTATCGCGTACAAGGAATGGTCAGAGGCCTCAGGGATGCACAATTCTTATACAATCGCCGTAAGGCAATAGAATTGGATATTTTAGAGAGTCAGGTAAACTCTGGTTGGAAGTATAAAGAGGACTGCTTAGTCAATCCTTCAGATATATTTATGGCTGGACAGGGTAAGGGAATCGCTCTTAAGACTGAAGCACAAATGACCGATGCGGAGCAAATACAGTCTCCAATAGTACCACCAACAACTATTCAGTTATCTGAGATGTTGGGTAAAGAAATGAATGATATATCCGGTATTAGTGAGGAATTACTCGGTACTCCTACTAATGATGTTGCTGGTTTATTGTCCATGATTAGACAAAATGCTTCTCTTGTTACCTTACAGCCTTTATTTGATCAACTTGATAGGTCACAAAGACAACTTGGCAAACTTATGATAGACGTGATTCAAGCTAACTATACTCCTGGTAAAATAAAGAAAATACTCGGCGGTGACGAGCCTAGTCAACAGTTCTACAATAAGTCATTCGGTGTATATAACGCACACGTTGAAGAGGCTGTACTTACTCAAACTCAAAAACAGTTACAATTTGCACAGTTGATCCAGTTAAGAGAGATGGGTGTTGCTGTACCAGATAACGTCCTATTAGACTCATGTCTATTGCAGAACAAAGAAGAACTTATAAAATCTATCCAACAGTCGCAACAACAAAAACAAGAAATGGAACAAAGACAAGCAGAGTTGCAGATGATGCAATTACAATCTCAGATCAAACTTAATGAATCTCAGGCTACAGCGAACGAAGGTCTTGGTATCGAACGCCTATCTAGAGTACAAGAAAATGAAGCACTTGCTCAAGAACGTCGCGCTCAGGCAGTTAAAGATGAAGATTCTGCTCTTTTAGATCTCGTTAAAGCAATGAAAGAGATTGATGGAATAGATTTAAGCCATATGAAACAACTTTTAGAGATGCATAACCTCGTTAAAGCGCAAGAACAGGATAATGCTAACGGTGATTCTGATGTTACAGTTAAACCAGGAAGGGCTGTGAATGATCGAAAAACTGCAGAAGTTAATAGTAATAATAGAGATAATCAAGAAGCTGCCGGAGGAGGAAATAATCTTACTTAAAGATTATTTAGAAGCATATATCGAGACCTTTTCTGAGGAATAAAAGGAATAATTTGAATAAGAAAATTAAGGATATTGGTGACGAACTTGGTGTTAACTGGAAACAGATCAACCCTAAACAGTTCGAAATGGGGATGAAAGTTGAATTAGAACATGGAACTAAAAATCCTAAGACTAATATAACTAATGATGATCCAATTAAGACTGCAAAGATCGCTCTATCTCACTTATATGAGAAAAATAATTATTATAGTGAGCTAAAAAAAGTTGAGTCAAAGTGACTAAAATAACCCCTCTGTTGTAGATGGGATAACCATTGTCGATACTATATCGGCAGTTCACAGAAAGGCCAAATATGGCAAAAAGATACCATGAATCAGCAGCTATGATTACAGAAAATCCTAGCGCAATGTCCTTCATGCCTGAAAACACTGTTATTAAAAAGTATCAACCAAACGAGTACAACATGCCTTGTGAGTATGATGATACTATTGTTGGTATTGATTCTCAGAAAAATGGTGATGGGGCAATGATCCGTCGTGCTACTAAACCACGTAAGGCATAATATGGCGGTAATGGTTCGCGATCCTAAGATGCAGAAGATTCTCAATAAGATCATAGGCAAACCTGCTAACATGATAAAAGCTAAACGCTATAAGAAATCTTCCATTATACTGAACGATGATAATAGCCAGAACCGTTGATTAATTGGGCTCTGTTTAATCAGGGCCCAATATTTAAAGGAGAAAATATGAAAATGAAACTTAAGAAACCTAAACTTAAAAAAGAATTTTTAAATTCTGTCAAAGAAGATAAAAAAGGATCTAAACCTTGTAAGAACAAGAAATAATTTCCCCTCCTTATTTATTCCCCAGTTTTAAAAAAAACTGGGACTTACTTTAGAATTAAATTCGTGTATATGATGGTAGTGATATTTTAAAAAAAGGGATATCACGATGGAAAAAAGAGAGAGAAGTAACATCATTGTATCCGATCTTCGTAATGCTGCCTTAGACAGTTACGATAAAGATTTATACGAATGTTTCAATAAAAATAAAAATAATTATAGGCATTTGTTCTATATTGTCAGCACATTTAAAAAAGATCCTGCTACAAGTAAAATCCATACAAAATTCTGGTCAAGAAATTCATGCCCTACACCACAGTTCGACCAATCTGTATATCAATGCAATAAGGATTGGGATGGACCTTTGTACATGTGGACATTACCAACTGAAGATTATGCAATTGCTATGCGGGACCATAAAGAATTATGCCCGCCAGAACAATACCAACTGTTAAGATTTGTACTTGATTATTTTAACGGTACACTTTTAAATGTTGCCAAGAAATTAAGTAACGAAAAAGAAGAATCAGGACACTTAATCATTGAGAGTTAGCAATGGAAACAGAAAAAGTATTAGAAACTCAGGTAGAAACTGAAGTTAAACAAGATACTGTTTTGGAACAGCCTGCAGAAGCGGTTGCAGCACCAGTAGAAACAGCAGCGCAGTTGTCATTTAAACAGTTACGCGAGAAGGCTGAACGTCTAGAACGTGAACGCGATGAGTATTATAGAAAAAACCAGCAATATGAGAATAGACAACCCGTAGAGAGAGGCGATGAAGAAGAAAATTATCCGATTAATAATGATGATCTGGTCGAAGGTAAACATCTTAAAGCATATGAGAAAAAACTCAAAAAATTAGAAGATTCCTTTACAAAAAGCCAAAAGAAGGCAGAAGAAGCATTCTCAGAGAGTAGAATCCGCTCAGAGTTTCCAGACTTCGATAAAGTAGTCTCTCAAGATGCATTATATATACTACAGTCACAATTCCCAGAACTCGCAGCCTCTATTAACGCTAACCCTGATCTGTACAGCAAAGCCAAGGCAGCGCACCAAGCAATAACAAAACTTAATATCAATCCAAATGATTTTAGCTCACAAGATAAGGCAATTAACAAAAATCTCAGTAAACCACAGAACGTTAATGCAGTATCACCACAACAGGGTGAATCCGCATTAAACAAAGCTAATGCATTTGCTAACGGATTAACTGAAGATGATAAAAAGAGATTGTACGCAGAGATGTGTCGTTACGCGGACATGTAAATTCATCACGGAGTACTGTAAAAACCACTTAAGTTTGTATAGTAAACGAAAGTCGTGATGGTTGCCCCAAGGTTTTGTCTACTTCTTCCTTGGGGCAAATTCATTCATGTTAAAATATCATTTAATCGATATATCTAAAATTAGTTACGACAATAACCATTGAGATCATTAAAATAGAATTAATAATCAGATAATTGAGTTCAAAATGATCATTTATACTATAATTATAAAACTGTGTAAGTGCTAAAGAACATACTATCAAAGGAGTCCATATTAAAAATGGTTTTAAACTCCTGGGTTCGCCAATAATTGGGTAATATTCACGAGCAGCCCACAATATATATGAAAATAGTATAGTAGTTATGAAAATTTTGATAAAACTCACATAACCATCGACATAAACAACTGATATTGCATTAAAGGCGGCCATTGTGAACCCATAAATAATCAATTTAATATAATAGATTAAGTTATTATCCATGATACCCCAGTTCTAATTTGTGTTACCTTTATGGGAGCGGTAAAGCACCACCTACAATAGTTGCTGCAATTGTTGCCTTAGTTGTAGCCGCTGCACCAGCTGCGAGAACAAAAATACAGCCTGGGCCTGTTGAAGGTATAGATACGATTGTAGCCGCAAGTGTCCCAGCGCATCCACCAACAGCTGTAACAAGACCGAAAACCATGCCTGTAAAAGGTCCTGCCCCTAATCCTCGTTGATGTCCTTCAATTTTGTAACTCGCATCAGACATTCTTTTAAGCTCTAGACAACCAGTCTTCAGATATGATCGCAATTCCTCTTTACTACGGTGCCTTAGCTCTTTTGATACATTGTATGAAGGGATTTTGTAGCTGCTGTTATCTTTTTGTACACAAAAACCATCCTTATGATAAGACAGTTCGATACCATCAACTTTACTTGATTGTATAAAATTCTTCTCTTTAATAGCCATACCGTTAACTATGCATGGAAAAAGAAATAAAATAAATAATTTATTCATAAAATAATCCTCTTAAGAGAATGATATCTCTTTTAAAAAATGTATGAAAAATAAGCCATGTAAGTAACATATATTAATCAAAATATATTACAATAATTACATGGCTTATCGATATAATGAATAAATCGAATGTTTTAAAGCAAAATATGACAATTTTTACATCGTGGCTCATAGGTAACTAGACTTTTATCATCATCGATAATAATGTCTGGGTCGCTAGATAGGGCCGGCATGCCATTAACAAGACGTTGTGTATATTCTGCATTATGGCAATTACAAAGGTTGCATCGTGATTGAAGTTTAATTTTGTTCTTAGATCTCTGTACCAATTGAGTAATTGTAGTCCCAAATGATTCACGTCTAAAATTAGTATCAAGACCTGATACAACAACATTTATTTTTGCTTTGATCATTGTATCGATAACATTAATAAGTTTATTAGAATAAAACTGTACCTCGTCAATAAATACGACCTCAGGTTCCTCCTGTAGAACTTTAAGTAAAATATACTCAGCTGATGATGTAGAAATACAGGGAATCTCCTCAGCATAAGCACGAGACTTGAGCGTATTCTCTGTTCTTGTATCAAAGGTATGTTTGAACGCCAAGTACTTTATCCGTTGTTCACGGGCAAATTTGACATACAATATAAGGTTGGCTGTTTTTCCAGCATACATTGGTCCTGTTATGGTAGTTAATTCACCATCATTAGAAAAGAGAGAGTATTTATTTAAATTGTACATTCCAGGAGATTTTTGTACCATCGCCTGAGAGTTGCAGAATATTAACAAAAGAAATAATAGTTTCTTCACAATTCTCCCTCAATTTCACAAAATTCAATAACAGGAAACTTTGTAATATCAACAATAGCACCATTACACTCAATGAATTTCTGGGGAAGATCGGTATTCATAATATCAACTGCTTTTTTAAGCATGATTTCCTCTATTTCACACTCATAGCTACAATTAAGATCACCAATTTGGTCTAACGAGTAGAACATGATACTAAATATCTTCATCATTTTCCTTCCTTGTATGTATATAAGTCTAATTATATGGCTTCTTCCTCATCTATTTTCATTAATGATCGATTCCTGCTTAAATAATCTATCATCCGAATGGGCTACAATACTATTATTTTCTTTAAATTCTACAGTTACTTTACCAAAATATTTCTGAATAAATCCTACAAGTTCTTGGTTGCAACTAAACAACCGAATGGTTGCAGCATGTTTAGGATTATATACAATGAGAAGATGTTTTTTAACCCTATCAAACGTTTTTATGCTAACAAGTGAAAGCATACGTTCAAATGGTTGTACCCCTTGTTGGGCATCCTCTAATACATGACTCCATTGCTCGCAACAATATTTAAATTCAACCCAGAGATCAATCTCCATAAACTTATAATAATTTTACAATCAATTTAGAGTCATCAAACAATTCACATAATTTGTTGAGTACTAAATTTTTTGACAAAAGATCGACAATACCATCCCTAAAGAATATTTCTGATTGGTCAAGTTCTAGTGTTAGACAATGATTTTCAATATCGTAATTCTTGAAAATAACCATCTGCAGCACCGATACCTTTACAGGGTCCCCTGTCGATTTATCAACAAAATCAATTAGTTTATGTAACTTGTCAATGTAAACAGCTGTTTCAATAGGGTCACTTTTGTAGTCGGCTGTTAGATCAATATTGAAATATTCAAACATCTTTAACAACAATTTATTCACGGGGTAACCACTCCTTACTGTCGCACCTTGAACAATACGCTTTAACGATCCATTTTCTTGATCTTTAGCAATCTCATAATTTAAATCTTTTAAAAAATGACTCTCCATTAAATAGAGATGATCCATCTTTTTAAGGTTGTTAATATCATACGGCACAAAATATTTTTTAGATTTTTTCAGTATCAATAAGTTGTTAGATCGTAAAACAACTGTGCCACAATCATCGAGCTGTAAAGATCTGAACCAATAGACACCTGTTATGATTGCTACATGAATGGCATAATGGTTACTTTTGAATCCTATATGAGTCACATATGAAAGTAATACTTTGTTTTCCCTGTGATCATATATTTCGATTCCTATAGCAGATTCTCCAGGATTAGAAGAGGCACAGCCACATGTATTTATCGTGTATAAATGCATTCTCTTCCTATTTTTTAGATTTTGTATCTTTAATATAATCTTCTAAGAATTTGTATATAGATGGGAGTAATAAACTTGATATAGACGTATTGTTTTTTTGAGCGATTGCTCTAATTAAAAGATATTCATAGTTTTCTACTGAAACATGTAACCGTATTAAACCATTACGGGGTTTTTGCAGCTTTTTCATCATACTTCTTTCTTTTTGAGACCCTTTGATATTAGACTCTCTAGTAGCGTAACAACAGATTCGCTTACTGTAAATGACGCAATTGGCCTCGTCGACCACAGGGCGCAAATTGGAGAGAATTCGCCCATCTTGCAAAATATATACATTCATAGTAATGAGGTATTACCATGGCCTACATAACCACGGATACTTTAAGTGCACCAGTACAACAGAGTTTTGACTCTAAAATTCTCAGTACTCCTACTGCTAACCAAATTCACAATTTAGCAGCAATGCCCAAAAGAATGCCATCAAAAGGTGGCAAAATCCTTCGCATGAGACGATATAACCAATTGCAGCCAGCTCTTGTACCATTGGGTAATAGTGGATTAACACCACCACCACAGATGGCTACAGCAGTTGATATTGATGCTGAAATTAGTTTCTATGGAACCTATTTACAGATCAACGAGCAATGTACATTACAAGCGCAAGATAAACCGCTTAATGAACTCGCAATAAGATTGGGAGTATCGTTAAGGATTACCGAGGATTTGTTAACTCGTAATATGCTGCAAGCGACTGCCTCACAGATTAACTGTACTGGTGGCGTGAACGGTGATAATCCTACAGAATTAACGGCAAGTGATGTCGGTAATGTAGTTAAAACTTTGCTCACAAATGATGCTAAGACAATTCTCGAAAACGTCGATGCCACGGATAAATTTGGAACAGGCCCGATACGCAATTCTTTCATGGCCTTTTGCCACACTGATCTTACTGAGGATATTAACAACGTTGCTAAATTTAAACACGTTAATGAATATCCATCGCAGCATAATATCGGCAAAGCAGAGTGGGGCAGTGTTCAGAATTTAAGATTTTGGATATCAAGCCAAGGTGCTAAGGTCACAAATTCATCATTCTTAGGTGCAACAGTTTATTCGATTTTTGTAACAGGTATGGAATCATATGCATATATTATGCAAGATGGCATGTCTGCAACATTCATCTATAGACCTGCAATTTTTGACTCAGCTTTAGCGATGAATGCTTCAGTTGGATACAAATTTGGTGCCTGTCCAAAAATTTTGAATGACCTTTGGCTCTTCAGATTAAATACTACATTAGCTTAAAAGGAGATAATATGGACGGAACTATAATTTTACAAGGTTCTTTTGTATCTGATGGTAATGCTAAATATATACCAATTAGATCTGATGTAGATTGGATGAGAGTTGTAAACTATACAAATAGCATAGGGGTTGTTAATGCTTCTGGAACTTCGTTCTACTGGCAGCGTGGAATGGCGACAGGTCGTGGATTAGTCCATCCTCATATCGGCGGAGACGCGACAATTGGTGTTGCTGAAATTGCAGCAAATAATGGTTTTACACTTTACGATACCTCGGTTAATACTCCTGGTGCACAGATAGTAACTACTGGAACTACTTCAGTACCTGCCCCAGTCGTTTCTACCGCTAATACTGCCGGTCTCGTAGCATTCCAATCAATTGTTAGGCTAGATAGCATTGCAGCAGCTCCAACATTGTGCGGTATTGATTTCTCTCCAGTTGCTATTGTTGCTGGTGTAAGGTTTACTCTTCCTACATTAGCTAGTACGGTCGCTCTTGGCGGTGCTGGTCATTATAGAGTAATTCCCTACAACCCTCTATTTTATCCACGCAATAGAACAGTATGTAATGTAACACGAGCAGCTAATGCTGTAGTGACTACTACTATTCCTCATGGATTAACGGTAGGGCAACAGGTACGTTTCAGTGTCCCTGTATATAGTGGCCTAGGTATGGTGGAACTCGACAACGTTCTTGCAACTGTATTAACAGTAGATGCACCGAACAATCTGTCATTTACTATCGATATCAATACAACAGCATATACAGCCTTTGCTTGGCCTCTTGCTGGTTCTGCTCCTTGTCAGTTCCCACAGATGGTGCCAGTCGGCATAGCTGCACAGCATCCATATGAAAATATCTTGACTGATGCAACCAGGAATACTGGTGCAATCGGAATGATTCTTGGTGCTGGTAATGATGCCGCAACACGCTTGTTGGCTCCAGCAGGAACAAACAATGATGTTATTTATTGGGTTGCTGGTAAATCCTGGAATATGTAATTAATTCGTAGTAATAAAGTGCAGGGGGGCGCACGATTCCCCCCTATTCTTAAAAAAGGAATATAATGGAAAATTTAGAAACAACAGAAGTAAAAAAGAATTCTCATAGGCTAGAGAGACCAGAAAACAAACTTAAATATCAACGCGACAAAGACCGTGAGATTGTTAAAGGTATGTTTAAATATTATGAAGTTGATGGAGGAGTCCTCAATTTCTGCTTTAAAGCATATAAAGAAGATCCTGTAGAACAGTTTAGTCTTGAAGATGGTAAAGTTTACTCCATTCCTTTAGGCGTTGCTAAGCATCTGAATAAGAGTGGTTTTTACCCTCAATATGCATTTTTACCAGGTGATAGAGAGATGATCGGTGCTTATTCTCCTGATGGACAAACTATGCAGGTAATTAAGAAAATTAGACGATATGCTTTCCATTCTCTTGAATTCGTTGATATTGAAGGACTTGAAGAATCATCAGGTATTGTCGAAGTAGTTAAAGCTTCGTATTAAGGATATCATGCCACTACTTACCGAACAATACCCGATATTCCAACCTGCTATGAGAGAAATAACCGCAATAACTAATGCATTTCCCGCTGTTTTGACAACAGCATTTGATCATAACTACTTAACAGGTCTTGTAGTACGTTTATATATACCATTAAATTGTGGAATGATCCAAATTGATCATTTTAAGAGTTCTATAACACGCATCGATGCAACAAGATTTTCAGTTGATATCGATACAACACGTTTTGATATATTTAACGTGCCAGCAGATACAACGCAATGGCCTCAAGTTGTACCAATTGGGGAAGTTAACTCTCAGCTAGATCAAGCAACAAGAAACGTGTTACCAGATAATATTTTGCCTTGAAAAAGGGGTAATAATGCCAGCTTTAACCACATTATCACAGATTTATACAAAGGTACGTAGACTCGTACGTGCTCCATCTACCATGCAACTTTCAAACAGTGATATTAATGACTATATCAATACATTCATATTATACGATTTGCCAGAGTCTTTAAGATTATTCAATCTACGCAAGACATTTACGTTTTATACAACACCATACGTCGATACATACCCGTTAAACCTTGCCGATGAGACAATTAATACAAACAACCAGTTCTACAACTTTAAAAACAAATATATCAGTATTCATGAGCCACTTTTTGTTGCGGGTCAACGTAAGGTTTATACACAGTCACGGGAACAACTGTATGGCATATATCCACAAGTACAAGCAATATCTGCTCTTAATACTATTGGCGATGGTGTCACTACAGCTTTTACAGGATATTTACCATCAAATACAGGTTATTTACCAACTAATGTAGCCGCACCAACTACTATTACTCTGCGTAAAACTGTTTTGTTTAACTCAATTGATTCAAGTAATAATGGTATTGCTATGCATGATGTACCTTTGTTAACAGGTAATCATGGTGCGCCAGCGGTTAATAACTTTCCTGGATTCGGTGAACTTGTCGCAATTAATAGTGCTCCAACAGGATTATTTAATGCTAACAACTATGTTAACTATATTACCGGGCAATATGTTGTTACATTTCCTGTAGCACCTGCTGCAACACAACAAATATTTTCTCAATGTGTACCTACAGTAGTTTCTATACCTCAATTAATGCTCAATTTTGACGATACGCTCACCTTGAGACCTGTTCCCGACAAAGTATATTCGGTTAACTTTGAAGTCTATACGCAACCAACTGAGATGCTTCTTAATACTCAAGAACCAGAGTTACGACAGTGGTCTCAATATATAGCGTATGGTGCAAGTAGGAAGATCTTTCAAGATAGAATGGATATGGAATCATTAGCGATGATAGAACCAGAATTTAGAGCGCAAGAACGATTTGTATTACGAAGAACTATTGTACAGTTAACGAATCAAAGAACACCTACAATATATTCAGAATCTAATGGATGGCCATCAGGATGGTTTTCTAGTGGTGGTCAATAATAAAGGAATAATATGCCATATAATAATGCTATACCTGCGGCAACAGATAGAATCAGCGCATCACAACCGCAAATACTAGCTAATTTTCAAGCAATACAAATTGCACTTGGTGCTAACCATGTAACATTTAATGGTCTCGCAGCAAATATAGGGAAACACAATGCTGTAACATTTCCAGTTCAAGCAGCAATACCAGCATCAGTAGTTGGTGAGTTTGTTATCTATAATAAAGTTCCAGCAGCTCCATATCCTCTTTCAGGTTTAAGCGAATTATTTATAAAACGTAATGGTGGTGTATCTCCATATACTGCACCATTGTCTATGAAGACTTTTACTGCTGGTGCAAATTCATATTGTTATCTTGCTTGTGGTCTTTTAATGAAATTTGGAACTGGTTTAACAAATGACGTAGGTTATCAATTAATCGATCTTAATACTATTGCACAGAACTATACTGCAGTTCCATTTATATTCCTTACTCCTAAAGAATATCAGCCAGGTAATAATTATAGAGCAGTTCAATTAAGGGCTTCCGATATTAATCAATTTGAAGTTGATACGCTTAACTTTCTTGGTGTTGGAGCTGTAGCTAATTACAATTGGATTGCAATAGGAACATATTAAGGATAAACCATGGCACAAAATAGATTTCTCATAGCGCCAATGACTGAAGGTCGACAGTCAGATGTTAAACCGTTTCTAATTCCAGATGAAGCATATGCAGAACTTAACAACGTTTACAATTTCCGAGGCCGTTTAAGAAAACGTTTTGGTGCTCGTCCTTTAAATACTTCTATAGCATTAGAGTATCAACAACTGTATACACGTTTAAGACATGCCTTGCCTGGTGGTGCTAATGTTGGTATAACAACTGCTGGTGGTAATGCTGCAGGTATTATACCTGGTGCAGGTGCTGGAGGCGCAGAAAGTCAAATATTCTCGATAGGTAACCAGATATTTACTATTTATGATATTGTTACCCCTGGTGCTGTTCCTATGTTAGCTACTGGTGGCGCAGGTACATTCAATATTGCAACAGGTGCATATGCATTTGTTGGATGTACTCCAGCAACACAAATATATTGGTACCCTTCATTACCTGTCATGGGGTTCTGTACCTATGAAACAGGGGCAGTAAACAATAATCCCGTAATAGCTTTTGATCAGAAATACGCTTATTTACACTCTGCTGGTGGTTGGAATCGACTTGGTGCAGGTATCTGGACAAGTACTGATCTTCAGTTTTTTTGGGGCGCTAACTGGCAAAGTAATGATTCAGCGGATAATTTATTATACGTTACTAATAATAATACAACTGACCATGTTAAATATTGGACTGGTGTTGCATGGGTTGATTTACGGCCGAGAACACGCGCAACACTGCCAGCAACAGATTATTTCATTGAGACTGCACGCCTTGTCATTACCTTTAAAGATCGACTCTTAATGTTGAATACAACAGAGACTGAAGGTGCAGCAGGTGCATTTTTTGTTCATGTTAATAGAGTTAGATGGTGTCAAAATGCTTCACCAGTTCAAGATGATGCATGGCGTGAAGACATACCTGGTAAGGGGGGTTGGAGAGATGCGCCTACAAGGCAATCTATTATAACAGCATCTATCCTTAAAGATCGATTAATAGTCTATTTTAGTTCAAGTACATGGGAACTTGTCTATATGGGCAACGAAGTTGACCCTTTCAGATGGTACCAGCTCAACAATGAGTTTGGCTCTGAGGCTACATTCTCACAAATATCCTTTGATAAAGTAATACTTGGTATCGGTAACGTGGGTATTCAAGCCTGTAATGGTGCTCAAGTTGAACGTATCGATGAAAAGAATCCACAAGATGTCTTTGATATTCATGCAAATAATGATGGTACACAACGTATACATGGTGTCAGAGATTTTTACACTGAAATGGTCTATTGGTCCATTGTATATCCAACATATCTACAAAGACCTACGTATAAGTTTCCCAACAGGATACTCGTATATAACTACAAATCTAATACATGGTCATACAATGATGATTCTATTACTGCATTCGGTTACTATGAAAAACAAGATGCTCGTACATGGGCTAATATGGATCAAACATGGGCAGATACAACTGATATATGGGACTCTGGACAGTTAGCGAACAATCCCAAACTCATTATTGCTGGCAATCAAGAAGGGTTTACCTTTATCGTAGATCAAGAGAATCCAAGAAACTCGATTGGGCTATCTATAACTAATATCGATAATACCAATAATGTAATAACTGTTATAAATCATAATTTAAGAGAGCAGGAGTTTATTCTCATAGAGAATTGTCAGGGACTTACTAATTTCAACAATCGTATATTTAGATTTACTGTTATTGATGATAATCACATAGGAATAATAGCTGAATTAAATGTAACTATTTATACTGGCGGCGGTACAATTACGCGTGTTTCACAAATAGATATTCTCACTAAACAGTACAACTTCTTCCTAAAAGAAGCACGTAATGCCTTTATTAATAAAGTTGATTTTCTTGTTGATAGAGATGCCGGTCAGGTAACTGTAGAATGTTTTCCTTCGTATAGTAATATACCTTTAGTAGAAGATGGTATTGCATCTAATGTTCTGATTGGAACAAGTATATTAGAACTTACACCCTACAGAGACAATGAGAGTCAAAATATTGGTACAACAACTATTGCTGGTCTTTTTGCCAGAATTGTTCCTGGTGGTTATTATGCAGTTGGGCAACAGTTTTTAGTAGAATCTACTATTGGCAGTGCATTGTTTACAGTTATATCAAGTGACCCTGGTCCGCAACCAATGGCTGCTACTGTTGGTAATGGATCATTCGATTTTACAACAGGAATTGTTGCAATTGTTACTAATGTAGCTTTTGCTCAGAAAACAGTCTCTTTCTTTCCATATACACCTAATCCTGTTGAACAATCACAGTCTCAGTATTGGCATCCAGTATACTTCCAAGCAGAAGGAGAAGCAGTACAACTACGTATTACATTAAGTACTCAACAAATGTTGACATATCATAATGCATTATCAGACTTCACTCTTAATGCTATGGCAATTTATGCTATGCCAACCGCGTCTAGATTCCAATAGTTAGGTCTTGATGTACTCTAACGTAACGAATGTATAATTATATGCTGATGCGTTAAAATTCGTTGTCAAATAGATATTGGTACCATCGGCATACAATTGTATGATTTCTACAAGATTTGCTGTTATGTAAGGAATTGGTACGTACTTGTGGGGAACTAATTGGGTTGCTGCACCATAGATACGCGTCATTTTGTACGTATTAGATGTAAAATCTATGCCATGAGCTAAATTGTCTATCCCACTATTAGGTAAAGTCCTGGGCCATGGAAATGTTTTCCTAAATACTTGCCGTCGCGTTGGTTTTTGTGGTGTTGTTGATGTTAATGTTGTATCAGGAAAATATGTTTGCCCACATGAAAACTCTGTTTGTGGGTACATTCCTGTGTCTTTAAGGTTGATTGCTTCACTTACTTTGCTCATTGTTTTTCTAAGATCAACAAGAAATTCTTTAAACTGTTGGCTATTTATATCCATCTGATAAATAGTTTGTATGTCGAACACACTTGTAGTCTCTAGAAACAATCCTGGTTCGTTGTGTTGTCCATATGTGGCCATATTAATCTTTCTTTTTATGGGAGGGGAGTAGTACTCTATTAAAGATATATTAACATAGAAAAGAGAGGCGAATAATGGCAAATCAAGTATACCAATCCAATATGCAACCCTATGGTCAAAATAACGATAGTTACTTGTGGGGCAGTCCTGAACGTGTTGAACAGTTACAAAATTATAGCCCCAATCAAAATAATGCTATGGATCAAGCATTGCAACAGGGCCTTCAAGGTTCAATGAATAACTTTGATTTTGCACCTATTGAAGAACAAGCTCGTACAGGATTCGCACAAAAGACTATACCTGGCATAGCAGAACGATTCTCAAGTCTTGGTAGTGGTGGACAACGTAGTTCAGCCTTTTTTCAATCATTAGGTCAAGCTGGTGCAGGACTTGATGAAAGTCTTGCAAGTATGAAAAAGAATTACAATCTTCAAATGATGCCTATGATGCAAAACCTGATGAATATGGGCCTTAATAGGCGTTATGAGAATGCTATGCATGCACGTGTACCAGGTATGGTGGAAACTGGCCTATCTTCATTACTTGGTGGTCTTAGTAGTGGCCTTGGTCTTGCTGCAACTGGCGGCATGGGGCATATGATGGGTATGTTTGGCAATTCCAATACTGCAGGACAACAATTTGGTAGTCCAATGCAACAATACGGCAACC